CGTTTATGAAAAAATCGGCGATGATAAGATTCGTATTACCGATTTGCCCATCGGCACATGGACAATGCCATACATTACATTTTTAGAAACATTGATGGATGGTACAGTAAACGCAAAGACGGGTAAGCGTAGTTCGCCATCAATCAAAGATTTCACATCAGTCTGTACCGAAGTCGCGGTTGATATTACAGTTGTATTCCAGCGTGATGTGTTGGGTGAGTTGGAAGCCGAAGTCGACGATAATGGTTGCAACGGCGTCGAGAAGTTGTTGAAACTGACGACAACAATTAGCACTACCAACATGCATATGTTTAATCTGGACTGTCGCTTACATAAATATGAGAATGTGGAAGAAATCATCGATGAATTCTACGGAGTTAGAATGAAGATGTATGAAAAGAGAAAGGCGTATTTAGTGCAGAATATGGAACAGCGGCTTGTCAGGCTGTCAAACCGTGCACGTTACATTCAAGAAACATTAAAGGGTTCAGTAGATTTACGTCGTAAGACTGCGGTCCAAGTAAACGAACTCATGACAACGATGAACTTCGCGAAAATCGACGGAGACTATAAATATTTGATAAAGATGCCAATGGATTCGGTGACAGATGAAAATGTGTCATCGATTATGAAAGAAAAAGCAGATACCGAACACGAGTTGTCTGTGTTGAGAAACACGACGCTCGAACAAATCTGGACCGGTGAATTAAGCACGTTGATAGGTCATTACAGTGTGTATAAGCAAAAGCGCGAAAAGATCCAAATGGGTCAAGGTAAAGAAAATCAAACAAAAAAGGTCAGTAAGTCATTGAAGCTAAAGAAGTAAATGCATATAAGGTAAGCGCTGTGTATATATTGTAATATTTTTTTACACCCATTGCTTCAACTCCAATTGTTTGTATTCGCGGTCGCTTTGTCTCGGTAGTTCTAGCGGAACAGCCAATGTGCTCTGGTCTTCACAATACTTCATGTAACCAACCGCTTCGTTATACACCGATTGCACTGCATAGTCAAGTACCAACTTATTTAAGCGTGTGACTTCTTTTTTAATATTGTTCATATCATATTCGGCATACTGCAAAAAAATACTGCGCATAATAACCTTTAATGTATCTATATTCTGCGGAGCAATGACATACTTGTCGCCAGACATTTTATACACACCCGCGCGTAGTCCATTTTGAACAATTTGAATGTTTTCCGCAGAAAAATAGACCGTTGACAACATGTTCGACTCAATTTCGCCAGCCAGCGCGTCTCTGTATTCACTCGTTTTATTTTTCACGGCGATGCGTTCTTGCATTTTGAACTGTACTTCTGGGGACGGAGGTTCCACTATATTGACTCTGCCATTATAGGTGGATTGATGTAATATTTGATTATTTTGATAAATGTCCATGCTCGTCAAATTCATGTTGTTTGTATAATCTGTAATAAGAAATAAATATGCAAATGACTAAATATTTAGTAATATGAATCACCTAGTATTGAATATTTTATAACAGTAATGTATAATGGAGTGGTTCTATTTTATTGTTATTTCGATCGCAATTGTTTTATTTATACTTTTGCTAGCTTATATCGGCATTCGAATGGCATACAACAAACAAACTGGAGCGGTTTCGTCAATATTTCCGCCGGCAAGAAACAATTGTCCCGATTTATGGCAATCAAAAGAATATGGCAACAACGTCGTTTGTATTATACCGCCGCCAAATCAAAGTAATGTAGGAGATTTATATACTAACGGAAAGACAGATCAAATAAACTATAATATCGGTACTATAATCGGCACAGGTGTGGATAAAGGGATTTCGTTCCCTAATACTCCTGGCACGAGTGGGGATTGCGCCAAGAAGGACTGGGCAAATATGCATGGAATTTTGTGGGATGGTATTTCTAACTATAACCAGTGTTAAGTTACGTGTGTAGATATCATTAAACATAATGCAAATGATATGGTCGGTAAAAGATGTATAAAAAACATTTGTATATAAGTTGTAATATAATATACATGATTCGGCACCATATCATTCTCTGTCACATATGTGATGGGTTCCATTGTAACAATCAATTCGTTCATGGAACTGGCAACACATGTTATACCTAAATTTATAACCCATACATATTTACATACTTCTGGAAATTCTGTAAATATAATGTAACTCTTTGCAGTCAATGCAGCAACTGTCATGCACTTATCTATCTGTCGAATAGTTTGATTATTATATCCAGATTTGCAAAGTGTATACGTTCCGGATGCGCCGACTAGCAACAGCGTTGTGAATGCATACTCATGCATCATCGATATGTAGACACATTGCATAGTCCATATAGCTGAATAGTATACAAGTTTTGAAATATGCGGCGGACAAACAGGGAGGTCGTCAAACTGCATTGTAATGACATGTATTGTTATTACAATTCTTATTACTATATTATTTTACGAATTTGATTACGTTAGGCGGTTCGGCAATGGAATATTCTAGCTTGGACAACAAACACGGTCGCTGAACTAATATGTGTTCATATACTCCACGGTCTCCTTTGGTTTTTATGTCGAGCTGACAATTCTTGTCGAGAACCACCATTGTATTTTCATTTTCTATTTTCGGTTCTCGCTTATCCATCTCCATCACCTCGTATTTTAACATACGTAAATTTCTTGCTTCTGCGTTGATTTGGTCGGCTTGCACGCGAACCGCCTGTGACAATAATTCGGGGTTATTCGAATCTTTATATTCTGCCAATAGTGCGCGTACAGATTCCGTTAATTTAAAGATGACCTCATTTTTCTTCGTCACGAATTCGTCTTTCACCGGATTGTTATAGATTTCATTGTGACCGGTCTCTAGATCATCATAGACGCCACTGTTAATATTGTATTCATCGAGGTCTTTTTTGAATTCTGCAATGGATTGTTCCTCACTAATATAGCTGAATAAGACATCAAGTTTATCGCATATTATTTTTTGCTTGGCCACTTCGATTTCTGTTTTGTAGTACTGCATAAATTCCTGATATCGCGAGAACATTCCATTGTAAATTTGAATGTCCAGATTACAAGGATTTCGTGTGTCGCCGCAAATAGCAACATATTTATTGTTTTTTATTAGAAATTGTGTTCCCACTGGCCGTTTGCATTTTACACAAGGCACTTTGATTGCTTTCACTGAATTGCGTCCCATCTTTTTTGTAGGGGCTTTCTCATATACAGTGCGCTTTGCTTTGTTCAACTCCTTCTCGTATGTTGCTTTCATCTTAAAGTATTCGTTCAGCGCGTCCACATACGTCTTGTTGCGTTTCTGGTCTTCATCGTCGGCGTTTCGACGCGCGGTCGGGTTCCCGGCTGCATTGCGGAATTCAATACTCGGTGTATTTTCCATGACAAAATCGCCTACTCCTTCCGGAAAATCGTATATGATATGAACATTTGTATTCGATATATGGAGAACCGACAAATTTTTCACATTTCCCAAATATAATGTATCCAATAATGCGTTGTTATCACAGTGTATTTCCTGAATTGATTCCGGCAAATCGGCCAATTTTGCGAGTCTGTTCGATGCACAATGGAGAACCTGTATATTTTTTAAATAGTCTATTTGTAATACCTCAATATAGTTGTTATTTACATTCAAATATTCTAGAGACTCTGGTAGGTTCTCCAATGCGATCAATAAGTTGTTGTTGCATGTGAGTTTTTTTATTCCTGCAGGTAGATTTGTTATACTGGTAACATCTCCTTCCTTAATAACAATTTCTCGCAACAATCCAAACCCAAGTTCTTTGACAATAGTGAAATCTAAATCACCGTGTAAAGATTCCTTAAACTCAAGAATCTCAATGCGTTTGTTTGTCTTTTCGAGAACATTACGTATTTGAATATTTCCTGTATTATTTTGGGTTAAAACCAGTTCCCTTTGTTCGCGAATGATATTCATATGATGGACTTATATATAGTATAATAATAATATATATATTATCGTTGAATAAACGGTAAATCTGTTATATATGACGAGTTCTGTTCTCGCTTCTGTTTGGTTTCTTCTTGATAATATCGAATCTTTGACACCACATACTCCTGGTCCTTCAACATTTTTTGGTGTCGTTCATAATCATTCGGCTTGTTTTTATAACAATAATACAATGTATAACCGACGATTAATGCAAACCCCAAGAGAACCGATATATTGAGAACATAATAATAGAAATTCACACGGGTTTCGTGGCATTTTTGTAACGTTTGTTGTAAATAATAACTGGCACTGTTCTCAATTAATTGAGGAAAGCTCATGTATTCGTTCAATGGATTAACTATATAATATATTTGTACGATTATATTATCACATATACGCTAAATAATACAGAACCGAATAATAACAAAAGATCGCCAATAAAATAATAACTAACCAAATTGGGAACACGGTCTTATGTAAATACCCAACCCCAAATTCGCGGAAACCGCCGTTTTCGGTATACAACATGACTGGTTGATTGTAATGAATCGCAAATGCAAGAAACACAAACATTAAAACTGCGATATTAACTTTATTATTATGTACAAATGCCTTCATCGTATCCATATTTGTTCTTATTTATAATATAATACGGGAATATTATATTATCGTGAAATTATCTATGCAAATTGTCCATGCAAATTGTCCATGTAAATTACTCATACGTTTCCTCCCGGTCCTCTTCATAATAAACCCCATCTGCATAGTCATCACCCAGACCATGTATATCCATTGCTTCCATATCTTCTACATTATTTGCGTCTGCCTCATCTTCCTTTTCTATATCATAAATTTCTCTTCGCATTTCATTCACCACATCATGTACATTTCCGGCAACATCTTTCGTTAATTGAGCCAACATTTCGCCACGTTCTCGTGTATATGTCTCTTTATCGTAATAAACCAAGCCGCGTTGTTGTCCAACATTCCACTTACCCAAGCGATATTTCTTCATCAAATCTTCCGCCTTTCTGTTCTCGATACTCATATCACCTAAGTAATCAATGAATCCTTTCTTTTCGCGTTCTTTTGCCATGTTGACCTTCTTCATCACATCCGCATAAGAATAGTTGGTTTCTTTTTTATTATTCATTTCGACCTGTAAATACGCATGCAATAAAGAGGCAACCTTTGTTTTCAAATCTACGTTCTCCGTATCTGTATAGATTTGCACTTCTGTCAAAACAGTAGAATCATCATCTTCTTGTGTAGACGCGATTGCACCCATATTTGCAGGAACATCCATGGCCGCTGCATTGTGTTCTCTACGTTTCATTTTCACTTCTTGGTTCTCTGCTCGAATAATATTTGGTTCATCGCTTATGTTAATATACTCACAAAGTAATGTATACAAACAATGAGTAAACAGCAAATACAATGTTTCTTTCCCAAATAGGGAATAAAATGAAATCACCTGTTTCTCGCCCTTTTCATTGACAATTTCGCGCTGAATATCCGTTTGTACCGGAATAGATTTTATGAACAAATTCATATCAACCAATTGAGCTGACACTTCTTGCAATATGCGAATAATGGTTACGTCACCGCGGAATGTCTCAATCTTGCTATGATATTTATTTAAAAACGTCTCAATGTCGGTAATGTGGTCATCGGCCAGACCCCAGTGTTGGGGTATGTATTTATACGCGGATGCCTTATTGATCAGCAATTCTGGATACACTTTTGAGAACATGACAATCAAATTCTGTATATATTGCGTAACAATATACAGACCATTATCATATGTATTTTCCTTTCCTGAACGGCGATTGTCGGCTGCCCAGCGAGAAACGTTTGCCAAAAAGTCGCGCAGATGTGCATACTCGGCATTTGACATATTTCCATAGTCATCGAAGAATTGCATTATTTTTCGGTACATGCGCTGGTTACATGTGAGTAAATAATCCGTCAAATTGTCGTGCGCAGTGGACGAGGTATCGTGCATTTGTTTGGGATTATATTCATTCACTACGGAACGAAGATGGGTACGCAATCGTTCGTCAAACACGGTAGAATCAGCGCGGTCCAAATGCTCAATAAATTCTTGTAGACCATGCACCACGTTGACTGGGTGGTCATATTCCAATGGAACAATATTTCGCTTATTTACAATCGTCATAAGTTGATTTAATGTATCTACATTGTATTGTTTTCCGCTTCGCTTCATAAACTCCATCTTCTCCAAAATCGACCATGTGGATTTATATTGCGGTGGTTTTTCACTGCATATGGATGTCAAGTCGTCCGGAATAGGAAGTTTTTTATCGAAATTGCAATAATAAATAATCGCGGCGTAAATATTTTCTTCTAATCGGCCAGTTGGAACATCTGGATGGATTAATCGTGTTGATTCTGTATGAAAAAACGACGGACAATACGTTATTCCGCGAATAGTTTGTTTAAAGTTAATCATGGCACGTACTTTTTGCAACAAAACCTTAATATTATTGTCTTGTTCGTTAAAATAAACCATGGGCTTTGTTAAATCAATCGAGTCATTGCAGCACGCATTTTCTAAAAAGGGCACTTGACTCGATGTTTGTAGCAACATGTCTTTATCTTTTACGATTTTATTTACGAGTTCTACCACTCCGTAACCAAATGCAGTAATTCGACTGGTTAAAAGAGATATCATATCATTCTGTGATGCACTTCCCTTCTTTATTGTCTCTAATAGTTCTGTTTTAAAGTCACCCGATATAGGTCTCAATGTATTCACAACAGAATATGGGGTAACCGGAGGCATAAAATGGTGCCACTTCGAAATATTATGTTCTTCCGGGACGGCGATGTCAGGGTTGAGTGCCAAAAACTGGCGTTTGGTTGTATACATTTCTTCAATGTCGCTTCTTTTCATAATATAGTTCTCAATGACATCTTTCATACGGGCATGAATCTTATCCACAGTTAACTTCTGTAACGAGTCCCATGGTTTGATGGAACTTTTCACTTTATTCACAACACAAGACATGTATTGAATGCCGGTAACATCTTCGATGCCACTCATGGGATATCCAGAAAACGACTTTACACATCCGGGGAAAACTCGCGAAACCGAGAACGACGGAATCGCAGTTTGTATACCAATAAATACTACAGAACTTACGATCATAATAATCGTTTCGTGTCGATAGTTTGCATATGGACCCAGCTTCTTGCCTGCTTTTTTAACCATGGCTTCGGACCTGCGCTCGTACGCCGACTCGGTTAATAGATATTTATCGATCAACTCATTTGAAACGCGTAATATAAAAGGTTCCATATTGTCAAGTGGGACGTTAACGCGAGTAGTTAATGTAAATGCAATATTGTGTATCATTTCCGTCAGCTCAGTGTCATAAACAGGCTGTGTTTTTTTGACGACAAGTGTTTCGCCAAGGTCCTTTTCTAGGATTGCATGTGACGTAATTCGATATCCGGATTCATCAAATCCTTCTTCCTCGCTAAAGTCAATCTTGCGAATCACATATCCACTCTCTTTGTCAACAATAGAATCTCCGTCGTCACTCATTACGCCTAGCCTAGCTGCGATTTCATCTTGTTTCTTACGATAATTACCACCAGAAACGAATGTAGTGGCCAGTTCGTAAATCGATATGGGGAACAATTTCACATTTGTATCTACACAGTAAAACCAATGAGATGATTCATTCAACTGTTCTACCATGGGTGCTCGCCCATATTTCTTGACAAATAGACAAATATCCGTTTGTTTTTTGATGAAATCGTCTTGACCCAGAATGAGTTCTCTCAATTCTACATGAGGTGATGTAATAATGTCTTCTGATTTTGCCAGCTTACCGAGTTCATGAGCCAAATTATTTGGTTTGAGAGCCCGTATTTCACGCAACATATTATTGCGTTTTAGTATTTTAATATGATAGGCCAACTTGATTTCCAATTCCTTTTCGAATTCATCCACCGAGATTTGGTAGCGTTTATCGAATTCCTTTACCATTTCGTTTTGTGTGGTCATCTTCATACGAATACGTGCATTTTCGGGAGTATCACATATTTTATTTTTGTTATTGTAATAGCATTCTTTACTTATATTGCAAAATAACGAGCGTGTATCAACAAATGATGTTTCTTCTACTTCCGTATCAACGATCCAATTATTCTTTAATCGACGATAATATTGTATTTTTTTACGTATGTCCGCTTCGGCTTTTACCGATTCTAACTCGGAATCTGTGAGTTTTGACTCATCAATACCTTCTTTTAAATGCGGTTTTATTTCTAATATTGCATAATTTCCGTCCACGACTGCCCTCTTCTTGGCAATAATGGTCTTTGCCAATGCTGGTGCTTGTTCTTTGGTTGAGTCATGACGTTGAATTAAATTTTCGATTAAAAATTCCAGAAACACATCCGGAGATAATTTCTTTTGCTCGTCTTTGTACTTTTCTAAAATTTCGTAGGGGGTATCATCGAATTCTTTGTCGACATAAATAGCGTCGGCGTTGTTGTCTTTTTGCAAATCTTTTACAGTGGTGTATTTCTTCGCCAAAAATCGAGTGGTGCAGTCAACGGATTTAACTCGCTCAACATCAGTCATGTCATCGACAATCGGGTCGTTTATGATCTCCATGAGCGTGCTCGGTGTAATGAGAGAGATTAATATAGATGTAATTGCGTCCGTGTATAAAGTTCCATTATCCATGTTTATCATGCGAACTAACATTTCATGGGGAGACAATGTCACCGCGCCTTTGCTTTCAGGCTTGATTATATTATACACCTGAAAAAACGATTCGGCGATGTCCTTCTTTTCCGCCAAAAGTCGCAGTATGATGTTTGGATTAGATACTACATTATATTTCATGTTTTTAATCTTATCGAATTGTATGGACTGCTGATTCAATTGTATTTTCAATTGCTTGATTTGTTCTTTTATGAAAAAACGGATTTCTTTATATTGGGCATACGTAACGTCCTCGACATGAATCATAAACGGTTCCAGCTGTTGAACTACACTCGTAAATGATAGCTTATTCTTGATGTATTTGCGGAAAATCTTGATTACCATGCGCGTTTGAGGTATGAAAGTCTCCAAAAATTTCTCAAAACGTTCGGGTTTTTCCATATGTTCAGCATCCCCTAATATAAATTCGTGAAATCCATCCAACAAATTCTTTTTGGTATCTGCTGCCATTTTTTCGTAATCCAGTTCCTTCTCAAAATCGTTAATAATATGCGGAATAATATCCGTATTCTTACGTAGTGTTCGAAATAACATAAAATAATGATGATGTAAAGCGGCTCGGTCCAATATAGAAGTGGAAGGCAATTGAAGTGCAGAGAACCGAACAACGGGTGCAGGCATTGTGACAAATGATTTGACACAAACTGCATCATTAGGGGTCATTGCTGCTCGGGTGTAAATTGTCTTACCGCTTTTCAATAACTGATTATCCAGCTTGCTTAAACCCAGATTGTAACGCTGTATTACATATTGGCGCTTCGATGCACCAGATTTTGTATATACAGTACTGTTGAAATCATCCAAGTTATCTACAACGGCATCAATATCCGCTAATACTTGTGTAGTATATATGCAATCTTCTAGCTGCGACTCGATAGGATTCATAAGTTCATGTATTCGCTTCTGCATTAACGAATAGTCATTTGCAGCATCGTCTGCGTTACGCACATAATAATTCGTCTGTATAGTTTGTATTTGGTTCAGTGAATCTGCAGAACGTTCACTTACAATGTCCGCAATTTCGGCACTATTATTAATGTCGTATATTTTGCGACGAAGTTTTACCACAGGCAAAAGCCATTTCAACCGCACATCCATCTTCATAATATGTTGAACGAGTGGCTTATAAAAAGGACCATTCTTTTTAACATCATATATGTTTTGATTCGCGTCAAAATGAGAGAACTGCTGTCGAAGATATTTGTATTTTTCAATTAAATTGTGAATATTATCCATCACTCGCTTCGTTCTATCTTGATTGGGTACAGTAGAAAGCAACTCGTCCATCATATCATTGACTTGTATATCAATACCATATCGTTGTTCGCGGCTGGATACTTCAACCACCTGGGCAATTTCTCCCAAATCTTCTCCGTCCGCCGCGATCGTATCCGCATCAACATATAAGTCACGTAACACTTCGCGAATTCCAGGCTCAAGCGGCTTGCCCTCCGGAATGCGGATAACGGATTCGCCACTATCCGTAAACTCAATGGAAGCAAATTCTTCATCGGGGAATTCGTATTCCTCACCTTCTTCTAGACCCTGTTTTAGTCTAGAAAGAGAACCTACCGATTTTAATGACGCGGGTTTTTCGCGAATGAGAATCTTTTCAATCGGTATATCAACTGGGATTCCCTGATATTTAAAATCAACATAAATCGTCTTCAACTCTGGATAAGTTATCAACTCAATCATATCTTCCTCTAGATTCGTGATTTCTCCAGTTATTGCAGTGGGTATCTCGCCTCCAACATGAATCGTAATCCATGTTTTAGGTAATAAATGGTTTTGGCGCGCATATCCCTTCTCGTCACTTCGACTCAACAGATTGATTTGTATGATCGATTCATCGGTTAATTTGCCAGCTTCATCTATATTCAATTGCACCTCTTTTAAAGTTGCAACATTTATTAATCGAATATGCTGATTATTAATGTATTTGATATACAATGAAGTTTCATGCAATGCATCATTGGCGGGCGAAATCACCTCAATGATATCACCCAATTCCAAAGTGATAGACGTGTTTAATTCATTGGGTATTTCATTTTTATCCGCGATTGACATATCCATATTGGAATAGTAAAATATATATTATGTATCTAAATTATATTTGCACAAAACGACATTTGTATATCATCAACATGGGTAATTCAAAATAAGTTAAAGATAACTCTTACGTATTTCTATTACGCAATACCAACCAAAAAAATGCGGACGATGTTTCATATTTCTACAAATATTCATACCGACAAAATACAACAACATATATCCGTTTACAATGGGAAAGTATATAATACATTACATTACGATGAAGACGTGTTATGCACCGATGATATGGATACCGGAATGTACAGGTCAACTGTTGTAGCCATTCCGGAACGTAAACTGTTGGCGTTTGCCCCGCCAAAGACCATATCGATGACCAAATTTAAAACATTGTATTCGTCATTAGATAACATAGTGATGCATGAATATATCGACGGCAGAATGTTGCAACTGTATTATGACAATCGCATATTGTCATGGAGGCTAACTCCACTGGTATCAAAAAATGAATATACAATACCGCACATAGACGAACATGCCTTTATTATTGCCATGCAGGGAAATATGCTCGAACCTTTAAATAATCTTGCCGTGTTAGAAATGTTGCCTAAAAATTATTGTTATACGTTCACCATAAGAACGCAAAGCACATTTCAATCATCATTGTATTTATTGGCGGTATATCAAATACAGGAGTCGAATTTGATTTTGCCAATACCACAGAATGAGTATCAATCATGGCCAGTATTCGCAGACGTGAATGGGGTAATCTGTTTCCCTAAACCGTGCATTATCGGCAATTCGTATGCGGACTTGGCCGAAAATGTGCTTTACACATATGTGCCAAAAAAATGGGTGCTGACCAATAATCAAACTGGGTTGCAGACAACAATTTCAACGAATGAATATAAATTAATGAAACGAAGCGCGGAATTAAACGAACAAACCAAATATCAATATTTATGTTTACAGCGAATCGGCAAGCAAGACGAGTATTTAAAACACATGTCGTCACATAAACGGGAATTTTACGAAATAAAGCATTTGTATGATTGGTTTATTCGAACCGTACATGAATTATATATTGCGTTTTACATCACAAAAACAGCGAATAAGTTACCCATGAAATATAAAACACACATTGAACAAATACATCAACTATATTATATAAATTCGTTGAATCGTAAAACCCCGACATTAATAACAAAGCATATTGTGAAAAAGTATTTTGATAAGAAAGACCCACATGAAATAAAATATTTATTGAATAATTATGAATATATATTCACAGAAAAAGCATAAAATTTGTGTGAAACCATAACATCATATGTATCATGCAGATACATATGAAACGCAAAGGCACTGAAAACAATTGTTTTAAATTACATCGAGTTATACATTTCGGATAACTTACTCAACTTTAAAACATATTCTGCGCAATGTCCGCGGTTAGTATCGTCCATGGAACGAATGGGGGCGCGAACCTTGTCAATCATTTTCATTAACTCCTTGCCATTCGGCACGTTCTGTAAATCGGCACTGTAATCCTTGTCGAAGAAGAACGAGACGTCTCCAGAATCAATGACATTTGCATATGGCGTATAAACCATTTTATACCACGACTTAATCAAAAGTGACGGATTCATTTGTTTGAAAGACATCATTGACGTCTTTACCGTAGCAATGTCTTCTTGTTCTGGAAAAATAGTAATAATATCATCTACAAAATTGAATAAAAGGGTGTTAAATGCCTTATTGATAGAACTTTTGTCCGCCATATTTGTAATTTATTTTGGTGTTTTGTTTTTATATATATTTAAATTATTTAATATATTGAAAAATCAGTATTGCTATTATCCAATGGGTATATTTATGCAGGACCTCTCAAATTTGGTGGCGGATTAATAAATTTGGCAAATAAAGATTTGGTTGAAATCATTATTTTTGCGCCATTTTTCTTAATGGCTTCCAAATGAAATTTTCGATGTTCACAATCGTTGCTTAAGTTAGGAATAACTGGGATATTCATTAATGCAATTTGTTTATTAATACTATTTGGAGGAAACACATGTAAGTCTATGTTTGAGCTATATGAACAGTTTAAAAATTTGGCGGTTTTATAAATCGCAAATCCGTTGAATGCCGAATACACGGGAATCAAATTATTGGGATCATTCGTTTTATAGTCATTCAATAATGAATTAAACACGATTCTCATATTTTCCACCACATTTTTCCAATTGTGAAAATGGAAAAAGCTATATATGAATGGATCAAACGAAAGTGCCCATGTATCGTAATATCCGGCATCTCGGTCAAATGATATTGCATCCCATAAATCACATTTATCAATTGCATCTTTAAACACATCCAAATTTATGTCACCGATACACGAATACTCATTTGTATCCATCATTATGAAATATTCATATTCAGTAAAATTCGTTTGCACATAGTTTAACAACGCGTTTCTAGAAAAAGCTATATTTGCAGTTCTTTCTGCGAACTTGGTATTATTATTCACAATTATGGTTAAATCTATGTGATTATCCCGTTTAAAATCATTTAATATCTGTAATGAGCGATCTTGTGAATCATCGTAAAACGCGACAATATTAAGTGTATCAAAACATTGCGCTAATTTTCTTATATTATTAAGACAGTATGGTAATCCAAACTCATTATTATATACAGATAAGCAAATAACACCCTTCATTGTATACAAACATATGAATATATTCTTTAACTCAATTACTTGTTATGCAGTCTTTTTTCATATACACATAAATACGCAAATTTGTGTATAATCGTCGTTTACCTAGATTGTCCAATCTCATCCATACGCTTTTGTTGCAATATATCTAATGTAACATCTGTTGATACCTTATCCGGACGATAATTATCCGGCGGGGTATTAATGAGATGCATGTCATCTTTGACCGAAATATAATTGTACATTTGTCTCGAGCCGCCGTTGCCTTTTGCACTTAATTCATCTGGAGTCATAGAATAACTCGTAAATTTCTCGGATATAATATTTGTACCGCCTGCAGATGCTCCTAAAAAATACCCGCTTGGTTCAACCGGAATGCTTTGCTTAGATGTCATTGTATTTTTCATTTCAGGATGCAAATATTTTAGTATATCATCTCCCATAATCACTCGATATTGCTGTTTCACTAATAATAAAGATGGCACACTATGTACATTTGGAGGCATGATAACTTTCCCACCATTCTCTAGTGTAACATAAACCTGACCGTTATTGGGGTCGCGACTACGTTTATCAATACAAATAAAACTGATTTTATTAGTTAGGTTGCTTTTGACTAAAGTTTGTATAATGTTCTGGGAGTGTTTGCAATAATTGCTATAATATAAAATATCCATGAATGATTTTATATTATAAGGAAAAAAAGGTTTTCGCAAATAAACGGATTTAGTTCATTGTTCCGACACACATAGAATGTAATAGTCTATTCTGGAAATAGAAGATAACATATCCTAAAGCAATCGAAATAGTATGCATGTAGAAATCAACACCCTTGTTCTTGGTAATACCAACCAAAAGAGAAGACAACAACAAAACTGCTAATAATACAAACCCTAAAATAGACAAAATATAAAAGTAGTCGCAGTACCTGCGATCAAGAGGACCAAAGAGAGTATTCATCATGTCAGCCATGTTTGGTGATTATAGTATATACCCAGAAAAAATATAATTTACTAAATATTCATTCGTTCATATATTCACGTATAGGGTAAAAGAAGTATACAATTGTCATTCACATAGTTCTCAACGCGGATATACAATCTACATGAAATAACATAAAAATATATAGTATAATTTATATACGACGGACATATGGATAATACTACCGTATGGAAAGTGATAGATAAATATTTTGAAGACAATCCACAATCTTTAGTAAGACACCACATTGAGTCTTACAATGACTTTTTTAAACAGGGTATATTCCAAATATTCAATGAAAAAAATCCGGTAAAAATACAAACACGATATGACGAACGCATCGATGACTATCGCTCACAGTGTATTATGTATTTTGGAGGTAAAGACGGTAGCAAAATATATTTCGGCAAACCTGTGATATATGATGACAATAATGCACATTATATGTATCCAAATGAGGCTCGTCTGCGAAATATGACATATGGTATAACGATTCATTATGATGTAGAAGTTGAGTTCATTGATATATTATTAGAAGGGGAAATGCCGACTGTAGTCGGGACTGAAGACATGATTCGTGAAGAAACCGATGCGGAAGTTGGCGAGGAAAACAAAACCGAAGGTGGGTCTGGAAAAGGCCCGCTTCGCCGAAAACAAGCAAAACGTACGGAGGTCGAACTTACCCCCGCGGAGATGGCTTTATTTAAAGAGGCCACTGCTAAATCGATGGAAACATCAAATCGCCAAAAGCGCACCCTCATTCTAGAAAAAATATTCTTTGGCCGGTTTCCTATCATGGTACAATCAAACCATTGCATTTTGTCGGGATTGCCCCGGGAAGTTCGGCATACGATGGGCGAATGCATGAACGACGTGGGTGGATATTTTATTATTGACGGAAAAGAGAAAACCGTGGTTTCTCAAGAAAAGTTTGGCGACAATATGTTGTATATTCGCGACGTTCACGACGATACATATTTGTATTCTGCCGAAATCCGGTCCGTATCGGAAAACGTATCCAAACCGGTTCGAACATTATCGGTCAAAATTATGACGCCGACCAGCAAATTCACATTTAAGAATATTGTGGTGAATATCCCGAATGTTCGTAAGCCCGTGCCGCTGTTTATCGTGTTTCGAGCACTTGGTGTAATCAGCGACAAACAAATCATAACTACCTGCTTACTTGATTTAGAAAAACACCCTGACATGATTGATTTATTTATACCGTCGGTTCACGATGCAGGTGGTATATTGAATCAGGTAAATGCATTAAAGTATATTGCGACATTGACAAAGGGGAAGACTGTCCCCCATGCACTCGAAATTTTGGCCGACTACTTTTTGCCACATGTGGGCGAAATGAATTTTACTCAAAAAGCGTATTATTTGGGATATATTGTATTCCGGTTATTGTCGGTCTATACTGGCGTCGAGCCACCCACTGACCGTGACAACTTCAAATATAAACGCATCGAGTTGGTCGGGTCATTAATGTATGATTTGTTTCGCGAATATTATTCGATGCAACAACAACACATTCACCAGCAATTTGAAAAGAAAATATTCTTCAATCAAACGTTGTATGCCGATAACTTGTACGGGTTAATCCAGAAAGAATACAAGGAAGTATTCGGCGAACGTATTGTTGAAAGCGGATTCAAAAAGGCATTCAAGGGAAATTGGGGGTCTCAAGTACATACAAAACGTATCGGCGTTGTGCAAGATTTGAATCGTTTATCCTTCAATTCCGCGTTAAGTCATTTGCGCAAAACGAATCTGCCATTGGATGCGAGTGTAAAAGTAGTCGGGCCGCGTGTATTACACAATACGCAGTGGGGATTCTTTGACCCGATCGATACCCCAGATGGTGGAAATATTGGATTGCATAAACATTTGGCCATTACAACCTATATCAGTCAGGGATATTCGCGCGAACTCATTATAAAATGGTTACGCGAAAAGGTCAGTATGAAGTTGTTGGAAGAATGTACGCCGAATTTATTGGCATCGTTGACAAAGGTTTTTGTGAATGGATATTGGACGGGGGCAGTTTATGAGCCGGTCGACGCAGTGCAAAAAATAAAGTTGTTCCGCCGCAATGGCTTACTTCCCATTTACACAAGTGTTTCGTTCGATATTAAGATGAACACCATTTTTATATACACAGATGCGGGTCGTGTATGCCGTCCCATATTTTACCGCGACGATGAAACCCGCAAAATGTCTTATGATACACCGAAAATCAAGCAATATTTGGAAGACGATAAGTTTACATGGAACGATTTGATTACTGGGTTCAATCGTAAAAAGGTACAAGGATTTAACCCGAACAGCTACACAATGTATGAATTGCACGAACTGTATGAAAATATTGATGCGGAGTCGAATCCCGCAAAGTTGGCGCGATTTCTACAGGAAAAGGCCATTATTGATTATATTGATACGAGTGAGACCGAAGGTTCGCTTATTGCAATGAATGCCGATGAATTGATGAAAGATAAAGAGAAACTACATACGCATGTCGAAATACACGAATCCCTCATATTCGGTACTATGTGCAACTTGATTAACTTTCCTGAAAATAATCCTGCGACTCGTAACTCATTTTCGTGTGGACAAAGCAAACAAGCCGTATCTATGTATCATACCAATCACCAGGTGCGTATGGACAAAACCGCGGTTGTCTTAGTTTCTGGTCAGGTCCCATTGGTTAAGTCTCGTTATTTGAAGCATATTAACAATGAAGAGAATTCATATGGTGAAAACGCGATTGTGGCAGTGATGTGTTATACCGGGTATAACGTGGAAGATGCGATTTTAATAAATGAAGGAGCATTAAAACGCGGATTATTCCGCACAACGTATTACAGTACATATGAAATGCATGAAGAGAAGAGCAAAACGAGCGATGCTACTGTCGAAAACACGTTCATGAATATCGAAATGCAGCACAATGTTATTGGCACAAAACCTGGATATGATTACAGTAAGTTAGATAAACACGGAATGATTAAAGAAAATACGGAATTAAATGACAAAACCGTTTTGATTGGAATGGCTACATCGAATTCTGCGGCGAGCGACGTGAAAGTGGATGCGTCGAAAACACCCAAAAAGGGGCAGCTCGGTATTGTAGATAAAACATTTATCACCGAAGGCGAAGAAGGAACCCGCATTGCAAAAATAAGAGTCCGTGAAGAGCGCATACCGAATATTGGCGATAAAATGGCATCGCGCGCAGGACAAAAAGGTACTATCGGTTTGGTGGTGCCTGAACGTGACATGCCATTTGCGGCAAACGGCATTCGCCCCGATTTAATTATCAACCCACATGCGATTCCATCGCGTATGACCATCGGGCAATTTGTTGAAACGATTACCGGAAAGGCAAGTGCCTTGTATGGAGCGTTTGGCGATTGCACTGCGTTCAATAATGACGGTTCCAAAATTGGGGTCTTTGGCGATTTATTATGTAAATCTGGTTACCATTCGAGTGGAAACGAAGTGTTATATAATGGAATGACAGGTGAACAGTTAGAAGTGGAAATATTCATGGGACCAAACTATTATATGCGCCTGAAACACATGGTGAAAGATAAGATTAATTATCGTGCATTGGGTCCACGAACGGCACTCACTCGACAACCGGTTAGCGGCAGAGCAAATGATGGTGGGTTGCGCATAGGTGAAATGGAACGTGATGGTGTTATATCACATGGGGCAAGTGCATTTTTACAGGAGTCTATGATGGAACGTGGCGACAAGTACAAGATCGCTATATGTAATACAACCGGTATGATTGCGATATATAATCCATCGAAGAACTTATTCATGAGTCCAATGGCGGATGGACCTATCCGTTTCACTGACAATGTGGATAGTAGTAAAATGAACATTGAAACCGTCAGCAAATTCGGTCGTAGTTTCAGTGTGATTGAAGTACCGTATTCGTTTAAGTTGTTGGTCCAGGAATTGCAGGCCATCAATGTTCAAATGCGTATTATTACAGAAGACAATATTGACCAAATCGAAAATATGTCTTTTTCGAACAACTTGAATGCACTTACGAAAAACAAAGCGGACACCCCGAACTCACTTGTAGTGCAAATCAAACAAATATTGAGTAAAGGATATGCCGGAAACCGACTTGCAACACCAGAAAGTATTAAATCTTCGATTGGAACACAAGGCTCGCCAGATTCAATCCCGTTTGCACCCAAGTCACCCGACTCAATACCATTTGCACCTGGCTCTCCAGTAAACCTGGATAATGTATATCAACCAACAGACGCTGAATATCAACGTTTGATGGAATCGGTAAACCCGGATTCACCTGCATATAATCCCAATTCACCATATGTTCCCGAAAAACATGGCCAATCAAATTCACCAGCATACAATCCCAATTCACCTGTGTATAATCCTAACACCCCAGATAGTTCACAACCCGGGTCAATGGTATTCCCAGGTACACCTGACTATCCACCTCCAGATAAGACCCCACCCTTAGTATTTCCTGGTTCACCCGATTATCCTCCACCCGGTCGGGGTGCAGGGTTTTATGTCGGGGAATCAGTGATATTTAGAGGCGATTCAAAACCAGGCAGAATATGGGGGGTTAAAAATATTGGTGATAAATTTATTACCATTGAAACACGTGATACAGCTGGATTAGATATCAGCGATACGATTAAGGTAGTCACTGAACTAGATATATACAGACCAGGCGATTTTGCATACAGCAGTCCGTCTGTTCAGCCATTATACGATGAACAGGTACAGCAAGCAAATGCAAATAAACAAGCAGAGTCAACAAATATGCCAGCGATTAATATTAAAATTGTAAATGGCAATGACATGACAGAACCATCTAATACGACACAGTACCAAGTGGACGCAACGAATTCAGCCACAAACAGTGGTTCTGCGCCAGTAGTGGGTCAAGCTCCTATTAAAATGAAACCACAAACAAGCGGCGACGCATCCGAGCCAGCCGCTGCCGATAATTCTTTCGATTTTAGTAAGGGAATGGTTATAAAGAAAGTATAATGCAATGGGCGTGGTGAAAAATTGATAGTTTGTAAAAAATATAAAGTATCAATTATTAGTATATTACACAATGAGTGCTTCCAGTAATAAGATTTTATCTGTATATAATTCCCGAAATACGTTGGTGGAAATATTGACAGAAAAAGGATACAAAACCGATGATTACAGTACCTTTAGTATTAATGAAGTAGACGCCATGTATAAAAATACACAGCTAGACATGTTGTTAACCCATAGTACAAATAGTAGAAAAGTCTATATTAAATATTACTTGAAAGCGAAACAGATAAAGAAGCCAGATTTAGATGATATTATCGAAGACCTCTATTTCATAGAAAACGTATTAACCAAGGAAGACTGTCTTATTATTGTAACCGAAGATGAACCGAATGATACTATTGTTGCCAAAATCAATTATTTGTACGAACATGACGGCATTTTCATTGTAATCCATAACATTAAGCGTTTGCAATATAACATTTTGAAACATACATTAGTGCCCAAAGCGAAGATTTTATCCACCGCCGAAGTCGAGACATTGAAACAAAGATTTAATTTGATGTCTGTGAAACAATTGCCCGAAGTATCGCGATTCGACCCGCAATCATTGGCGATTTGTTTACGTCCAGGAGAAGTATGTAAATATGACAGAAAAAGCGCGACTGCACTGAGCACCGAATATTATAGAGTTTGTGTATAAGTATTTGACAACTCATAAACAATAAACCAACACATAAATTATTGCGGATTTTTGTATTTTTTTGATAACAACAGATAAAACCTTGTTATCAAAGACAATTGAACGAGTATTTACCCAATATATAGACCATATTTCACAACAAAATCTACCATATTCTCTGTACCCATCGAATGGTTACATGCGAAACAAATGGGTCTTAAATTATTAATTTCGTGGGTTCCGCCATTTTTCTCACTAATAACATGTCCCACTTCATAATTCGTATTTGATATAGTAACCTTTTTACAACATAAACATTTGTGCTTAATAATATCCTCACTTATGTAATGATTCCATACAATAACCCTTACGTTTTTTGGTATACTTTGTTTTTTCTTTTTAGCCTCCTTCTTATCTTCTTCTTCCTTTAATTTTGCAGCATCTTCATCTTCTTTTGTTTTTTTGTCTTTAGCTTCTTGTACACGTTTTTCTTCTTGCAATCGTTTTTCTTCTTGCAATCTGGTTTCTTCTTCCTTTAGTCTCTGTTCGATCTCCAATTTTTGTTTTTCCAATTGTTCGATTATACTTAATGGCACGGGTTCGGTCTTTCCCACTGTATCCGGTTCAACGTCTGGTGCAATATCCACTGTAAACTTTAGCGATGCAGAACAATGTAATAATATGTGATATATAAGTAGATCCTTTTTTGACCCAGCAATTCCTTTGATACCATACTGTTTGCAAATATTTTTCAATTCGTTTAACTTTTTATCCTTTAAAACCGGCAATAGTTTCAAAAATGTGGTTTCGAACAATTGAATGATTTCTGGTTTTTTTAACTTTGAAAGGACAGGCATGCCCATGTCTTTTGCCTTCTCTTTCAAACTATCCGCATTTAATTTATTCAATTCGGCATTCAATTTCAGTATGATTTCGTCTATTTTATCTTCAATAACAAAGGATGTAGCTGTATTCGTATCATTCATATCGGTTAAATCTGACAATACAGTTTGGTTATCCGAATATATCGGGAGATTAGAGGTTTCCATCATTATTCAGACCTTTGTATATTTACCTGTTATAATTCTAAGTTGTTTCTCGAATACAATTTTCATTATGGGAATCAACCACTCTAACGTATACGCCTTAGAATATTTAAGGGTGTATTTATTCAAGGATTTAAATCTGCATAAATATATAATGGGAATGATTAAATACAGTGAATATCCTTTTTCTTATCAACCAACTAAAAATGATAATAACGATAATAACGATAATAACGATAATAACGATAATAACGATAATGATAAAAAAGATACACCGGTAATAGAAGGCATCGCAAACTTTTGCGCATTAAAACGTCAACCAGATAGACGGGGGTGGAATAATTTACAGAATGCGATTAATAGAAAAAACAATCAGACGTGGAATTCAAACTCCGCAAACAACACGAACTTACTACTAAAAACAACTACAGGTACAACCGGCGGGCAAATCAACCTGTATCCATATACATGTGGCGGTCTTTATGGAAAAATGTTTAAACAAGATGGAACTACTATTTCTCCAAACGGTTCCGTTTATGCTTATTCAACCGATTTTAAAATACAGCGCGGTAACTCATCAGTAAACGCGAATGGAGAATTTAACGGCTTAGATGTAAAATTAAAAAACGATACCGAGAAATTTATCTTTGCTTATGAAGACCCCGACGGAAATTTGTGGTCGGTTGTCCTAATATCTGGCAGCGGTGATGCGTATTCTGCATCATGTAGTGCAAATAATAAATATTATGCGCTTAAAATGGGAACCCGTAGAAACTTCAGGGGCTCAGACGGTGAAACAAGGGACGCTAATGGAAAACTAATTAATACCGAACTAAAGAATTCTGGCGCAGAATTACGCTACAAAGGTATGAAATCTATATATGCAAAAACTATCGCGAACACTATGAATTTAGGTATCGGGTTGTTAGCCGCTATCGTTTTTATTGCGAAAACTAAATAATTATAATATGAAGAGTTGATATATTATAATTACATATGAAACCAACGGACATAGACGCAAGAAATCAAGTGAATAAACACGGCACAAACATGAAACAACTCGAAAACGCGAAGTACTTTTATAGTCGTTCACTACTAGCTGCAGTTAACTTAAGTGCCGGTATATTAATAACCGCAATTATCATATTTCGAATGAAAAAATCAAACGTATAAACTGTATTCAAATCTATGAACAGTGTATATGGGAGATTTAGCAGGAGACAGTTTGATAAAATACAAGCAAAAACAAGAAGAATATTCGGCAGATTCGCAGCAAAGCGTATATCAACAACACCAAACAAATGACATATATGTAGTTAATCTGTTTTTATTTTTTATTTACTATGGTTTCTTGATATATTATACATACAACACATACGGGACGTTTAGGTATAGCACATTATATTTCAGGAAGATGTTTATGTTGATGCTATTATTTGCATATCCATTTATTATTTATCCGTTTCAATATGGCGTATATAATCTTGGAAAGTTTATAGTAAATTTAGCATATAATAATGTCTATGATACGAACACGTGGTAAATAATATACACATATTATAATATACTACCGAACAGATTATGCAACAGTGGAATATACGTTCTTTGAATAACACAAATAAACTATATAATTATCAAATGTTTGAACCCGACGAACAAGTTAAATCGACTCGCTCTACGGAATTTATAATTGAAGGGTTGACCGAAATGACCAAATCAACTGCGGTTAGCAACTCAGCAATAAATTTCGATCAAAAAACAGCAGATCATGTCGCATGTAGCATTACAAATAAAATAATGTGCGATGAAATATATGAAAAATATAAGGCTCAATCCCGAAAAGTTGATAAGTTAAAGGCTGACTATATGTCCGCAGAAAAAACATATAATGATTGCAACAATAACAAAAATACATGTAGCGGACTCGAGATAACTATTCAAAATACTCAAAAACAAATAGATGAATATGATAATAATATCAAAGAAAAATCAAGTATATTAGGCACATGTAATGCGGATAAAGAGGCCTGTGAACAAATAAATCAGAAAATAGCGGATAAGAAAAAACAAATCAGCGATTTAATGGGTACTATTGCAACAAAAGAAGCCCTATATAAAAAGAGCAATTGTATTGCCTGATTTAGTAATTTATACAGATTTTATTCTATCTAATATATAGAATAAACAATCAAAATGGCAACGCCTAATAAAACTGTCGATATTTCACCGTGCAATGCATTTTCTGCGAAAATAGCAGAATTAACTGGATATGATGCCGCATATTCGAAATCATTAAGCGGTTTACTCCAACAACAACAGGCGGCTGCTACGAACGCAGCCGATGCTAGTAAGAAAATGAAATTAGAAAACGATAAGCTTGTTATGAACGTAACAAATGCTGATAATAAACTGAAATTAGTAATGGATAAGATTAATAGTCTTAAGGCGGAAAGGACACAATTAGAAGGCCAAACAAAACCATTTAACGAACAAAGAAACGCCTTAAGAGAAGAAGGCCGTAAGTTAGCAGACCAATTAGATTTCCCAAAACGTGCAATAATTGAAACCAAAAAACTTATAGAAGTTCAACAAGGGGGGACCGCTAATCAGAGAAAACAACTAGATGACGCAGAAAAAGAAAAAAAAAGGTTAGAAGAAAGTCTGCCTGCGTTAGAAGCAAAGAAAAAGGATGCAGAAAAACAGATATCGCCGCTGCAATCAAATAAAACGGAGGCAGAAAAACAGAAATCGATTAAAGATGCTGAGTTAAAGGATTTAGAAAACAAACTTGCCGCCGCAAAAATGAAACCGATGTCTGGATTAAGTAACTTACGTAACATACTTGAGTTACGTAAACTGACTCCGTTAGTAACCGTAAAGAATCTTGAAGTCGCTTCAGCGGCTCTTAAAGTATCGAACGCGACTATGGCATTAGGACCAATTAGTGCTCAAATAACCCAAATGAATACCAACATAGTTAGCGCTAAGTCTAAAATAGATGAGCAAACTAAATTAATAGCTAAACTTAATCTTGAACTGCTTCCAACAACTAAAGCAATAGATAAACTTAAAGCTGACTTAGCTCAACATACTAAAATCGTAGATGAAATTGATGCTAAAATTGCTGCTAATAGTGCTGCACTGGCTAAAATAGAGAATGATCCTAAACTGAAATCTCTTTGGATGCAAGGTCCAGCAGTCACGGAAAAGGAAAGGCAATTGGATACAGAGTATCGTGCCGCATTGGTAAGTAAAACAGTTGCAGACAAAGCACTTGCAGATCAAGCTCAACTAAAGACAACCGGCGATGGAAATAGTTCATCAAATGCTCAATTCGCCAAATCCAAAAGCGATATCGATAATAAAATAGCAAGTAATAAAGCAGAACTTGTCAAGGCGTTGAAAGATAAAGAAGATTGCGTCAGCAAAACCAGTATATGTGGTGTAGCAAAAAAAGAGATCGATGACCTAAAGGCACTATTGAAACAATACGAAGGCGAGTTGACCGCCTTAAACACCCAATATGCAAAATGTAATACTGCTTATGAAAATAAATGTTCAGCAGCTCAACGCGGCGCAGAAACCACGCTTATTGCCGGCCGCAAAACAATCGAAAATTCATTAAAAACATACTATACTGATTATGATGATAAATGCAAAGGCAAGATTGACTGTGACGGGCTGTTTTCTACATTTCAAGAAAAAAAGGCCATTTGGAATAAGGAATATGCAAAACAGGAGGCACTAAAACTCGAGCATGAAATATGTTTAGACCCGACGAGAAACGGTTGTAAAGATATTTACAGCGCTGCTAACATTAACAAGGCTACAACTGGAGTTAACATTGACACTCTTAGACGTCATGAAGGTTTTATCCAATTTAGAGACTCCGAGACTGCAGATGTAACTCATTCAAGAATACTTTCAAACTATAAATCCGTTCAAAATGATTATACCAAACTAAAACAAAATATACAAGATTTAAATAACACAAATAATAATGATAACACTAAAACTTCCAAATATGCCAGCAAAAAGCAATTATATGATAATGCCATATACACAAACATATTATTAACCGCACTAACAACTTCTGTGTTATACTATGTCTTTGTTGAAATTTAGTAACAATATTATATCACAATAGCATATAATATTATTTAGTAATGCCATATATTCCTTATACGCGCGATACACCACTTTCATTGAATGCTCTAACGGTAATTGAAGGTTTTAATTCGAAAGCCGCGATTTTTCAGGTAGACAATGTTAAAAATAATATTACTTCGTTACAAAATGGACGAAACCAGGCAATCATCAATTCATATGCTATTTCTAGGGAATTAGACAAGAACAAAAATTTACAAAAAAACTTAAAATATAACAAATATATTCCAACCAACGGAAAAGTAAGGCCAAGTGCAGCGGATGAAATGATTCACAACTCTGCATTATTAAATGATGCAAATAACCAAGTCTATATTCTCGGTTCTATAGCAGTTGCATCTTTAGTCATATTATCATTGTATATGTAGAAAAATGTAATAGTAATATATAATGTCAACAAACGCGCCTGACCAAAGTAGTATCCAGAGTATATTATCAACTATACAAGCGATCTTATCGTCACTCGGTAATAATACATCGAATATTGACACCGCCTCTGTGACAAGAGGTTTACAATCAATTCAAGCAATTGCTCAAGCTGCGGATGAAAAAAACAAACGATTATTGTTGAATCAGAAAGAGATGAAAGACCTTGTCGTGAATGAGAACGAGCGTATACAGACGAACATTCAACGAGTTGAAGACAACTTAACAACAAAAAAACGGATGGTGAATTTCAATGAGAACATACGACTACGTACCGAGCAATACAATCAAATCATGTATACATTTGTTTTTACCGTGGTTCTGTTAATAGCGATTAACTATTTGAATAGTAAGTTACCATTTCTACCCTTGTTTATAACACAGGGATTGCTCGCAATAGTTGGGGCAGCAGGGGTTATTAATATTTATATGATTTATACAAATATGCAGGCGCGATCACGCATGAATTACAATGAATTAGATTTAGATAAACCAACTGTTGAAACCCCCGAACAAATTGCACAAAAAATAGCAGCAGCAAAAAGATCAGGCAGCTTGTTAGACAGCATTGATATTGGCGGTTGCATGGGTGCGGCGTGCTGCGATTCCTCTAACAATATTGTGTGGAATACAAAAACACGTAAGTGCACATATCAAGCGCCATTTGACAACATGAATATGTTTGAGATAGAACGATTAAAATATAACAAAAATGTTGTATCTCCAAACGCAGCTAGCGAAATAAATACATACAGTAAAGTATAAGTCTATTGTATAGAATGCAAATGAATATTGAGGACCGAGAACTCTTGTTTCAAACAAAATATATTCATCAAACGCAAACCGTAAATGTGTTAACTATATTAAATACTTTCTTACTATTTGCCTATTATATTTGCATCATAATTGTTTTGTATTTCCTGATTACTAAATATGAACTAAGGTGGTATGTAATACTTGGATTTAGTTTATTATTAATTGCATATCCGTTTGTCATTTATTATATTGAAATGAGTTTATATAACGTTGGCCATTATGCAGGGGCACTGATTACAGGTACGGCGGTTGATCGAAACGATTAAGATTACGCCGGACGATTCAACCCGAATAAATTTAGCAACTTATACATTTGTCGACAAAAAAGTTCGGGTTGTTGTGTTTACGTAGATGCATTGTATCCAATTGCATAGTAAATATCGGCTTACCCGTACGATAAAAAATGTCCAATTGTTTTTGGCGCCATTTTTCTTGATTTTCTAATTGTTTTTTATGCTCTTCATTTGCAACAAAGTGCTTATATTTCCACATGATGATACAATATATACTATTGTATCATTTTCTTTTTGTATGGTTGTATCGTATTATAAATTCTCTACATCAATGCCGTCATCGGTATCTTCCGCCTCGTCACTTGCATTATCTGCCATCGCGGGGGGCAATTCATCGCGTTCATACTTAATGCGAACGCCAGACCAGGTTTGTTGACGCTTACGCCCAAATTCCTTGTCCATATATTCGTGTAATTCCTTTGGACTTGGCCCACGACCACCATAATTCGACATATACCATATCGAGAATTCGTTGTTCAATTCCATTTGCTTGATTCGCCCATTCGTATCTCTTGTAATACGATCGCGAATAAACTCGGATATGTAATCCTGACTCTGGCGATACTCATTGCTCTTTGACATCACAATATCACAATCGTTTACCACGCCGCCCGTTTTGAATGCAATTTCGACCAACATCGCCGCAAATACTTCCTTCCATTCATCAAATTTCTCCTCAATGTTCTTGTCCAACATAAACTGATGTGGCTTATCTGGGTCATCATCGACAGGCGTTTCTGTGAATAACGACTTGAACGGAACTACACGAATACGTCTCCATGTACCGTGGTCATTTGCTTTCACACCCATGAGCGCGTTACATGCAACCGCCAACTTAAATTGCGGAATAAATGAAATGGTTTTGGGCATATACGGGGCTCTACCCTGAATCGGGTCCTTACCACTCGTCAATTGCTTCATCATACCTTCATTAATCACATCGCCCTTACTCGGTTCTTGCATTACCGCATACCGTATACCTTTCAATTGCACAATTTCCGGAGCAAGACCGCCCACTTTGCCTCGTTTTTCCGTGACCAATGTGGTGGGAACATCGCCCTTATATTGACCCAATACCTTTTCCATCAAATTCATCAGCACGGATTTTCCGTTCGATCCAACACCAATATACATGTTAAATGTTTGATTTGCCGATGTACCGATTAGCGTAGACGACAAATGTTCCCACATATATTTACACAGTGCCTTATCCGGAAATAACTTATTCATGAAATCGTGAATTTCATCCATTATTTTCTTGTGCTTTGATGGATTCAATGGAACATAGTCGATATTGGTACACAATGAAATGATATCTTCCGGCTGTCCTTTACGGAAACATTTTTCCTTGAAATCGATGACTCCATTGTTAAAGCATAATAAATACGGATTCGTGTCCATTTTCTCTAAAAATGACCCATCATAAAACAACTCTTTCGCTTCTGTCATTATATTTTTCTTGTCATTCGTATTCGCCAATCGATTACTAATCGCCAATATTTTAAGCGACCGGTTTTTCTCAAAATCCGCATCTTTCTCCAAATCAATCGCCTTTTCTACTGGAATAGCTGCTACATCGGCCATGCTTGTTGACCCTTTTTGATTATACAACGTTCGCAAAGACTTGGATATCGCAAGACGAAGTGTGGTACCTGAATCGATTTCTTCCCATCGATTGTTTTTGTACCGAAACCACATATTTTTCGTAACGCTCACGCATACATATTCGTGCTTATACATTTGATATAACACATTTGCCAAATCGAAATCTGGTACTCTCTCTTTGGCATTAAACCCTGTAATAGTGTGTTCAATATAATAATCGAGCGTGCCATGCAAAACCTTCTCATATGCTTCGGGTGCATCCATTTTTGCCCAATGAATCAACGACAATTTGGTCAATCCGCCGTGCAATCGTAAATCGAACTTTCTCCACGTATCACATAACTCGGGGATGCTACTGTATGAAAACGTACTTGATTGTGCACTAAATGCAATCCATACAATCAACAGTTTGGTACTGGTATTGCGTAACACCCATCCAACACGCTTCCATCTGTCATATGACCCCTGTCCGTAATACTTTTCGGGCAATATCATGGTGTAATCATACACCGTCTTCAAATGATAATCATTGACGGAGCCTTCCGTTACTTCAATAAAGTTGTTTACCATAACTTCTAACTCATCTTTATTGCGGATAGACGCAATCGTACTAATATCATCTAATATATCCGCACGATGTTGAATTTCCGCCGCAGCAGCAGCCGGGTTAGTAGTTTGTTGACGGTTTACATTACGAGTAGACGCATCTGTAAATTGTTTATACTCACTTACAAAATCGTTTCGCATAAACAGAACTGCATTGGATTTGTAACGAACAGATAATTTATGGATTTCCGTTTCCATATTTATTTTCGATACTGGGAAATCGCGATTGATAATCTCATTGTCTGCCGGGTCAACTGTGATATTACAAACACGCGTCAATCTGTAACGTTCATTTCCGGGCTTCCGTGAACCATAAAGTTGCCAATTCGTAGTACCTTTACTGATTCCTTCGTCGAACACGTCCTGCCAATTGTTAATCAATGGCAATTCCGACCACGCCTCCTTTACTTTTGGCATAACTCGCTTGCGCAGAATCTGCTGAACAGCATGATCCGCCTGTATACTAATCAACATATGAATCCCGTCCTTCGTGCAGTTTTTGTCTTGAACACGGTTCACTGTTGGCTTTTCAAATATATAGATGGTAAATGCAGTGCTGTCGTCCATCTGGTATATCTGTTTCAGTTCTTCTAAATAAATATCAATGAGGTCGTCGACATGCTCCTTTGTATATTGTCGCTCGTCTGTGTCATATGTGTGACGCAAATCCAAGTCAACTAATATGGGCCCGTCCGTATCACGTTGTTTTTCGGTCAAATATTCCTTTTTATTTTGGGCAAGTACATCTCGATAGTACAAATCCAAAAAGGTAGGATACTCTGCATCCGTGATATTATATGATCCGCCGGATATTCCAGCATTACTGTCACCAATACGCGTATTTGTAATAGTTACAGTTGCATTGGAATCTGTTTTCTTTTTAGCAAGATGTCTTGACAAGAAATCAAATACATCTCGGTAATCAGTAATATGCGGTATTATTTTGGAACTGGATAATGGTTCAGTGTTACTTGACTCCATCATTTGATAGGTTATATTAATGCCATATTTTTATTTACCTTTCTATAAATCAATTTTTTGGGCGTGACCGATCAACACAATTTACGTGTATTTTACGCAATCTACAACGTTGCATTATCGAAAAATTGATATTCGTTTAGCATCGTTATGCAAAATAATCTTCCTATTATATATAGAGTTAAAAATGAAGTTTTGCGAACAATGCGATAACATGTATTATATTAGTGTGAATGTAGACGACCCGAATAAGCTCGAGCACTATTGTCGCAATTGCAAACATGTGGATGCGACCATTGCGCAAGATGGTGGTTGCATATTGGATGTCCAGTCGAATAATACCGAACAACATTTATCGCGAATTGTAAACAAATACACGAAGCACGACCCCACATTGCCTCGCAGTTTCACCATGAAATGCCCCAATGATAAATGCAAATCGAACGTGACCGAACCGTTTAAGAACCCCGAGGTTGTATATATCCGGTACGACGATGCAAACATGAAATATTTATATATTTGCACGGTTTGCGATACCACGTGGAAAACGAACCAACATAAATAAACAGGGTTACAGTGTTATATTTGCTATAGATGAAAAATTGATTTAATTATTTAGAAAATAAGATATGTATATATTATAACCTTATCGAAAATGGACGCGACCAATGATAATGAACCTACCCGCCCAACCATCGCGGATTCGATCGATAGCGATGATGAGAATTTTGTCCCTCCGCCACCCGTTGACGCCGCCGAAGATACCGAAGATGAAATCGATGATAGTGACGATGACGATGTTCGACCCCCGCCTCCGCCAGGCGCAGCCGATAGTGACGATGACGATGCAGTCGATACTGAAGACGATGCAGACAATACTGAAGACGAAGATGTTGCGGCAGATAGTGATGATGAAGATGCTGCACCCATTGGGATTGCTAGCAAAGTAGCCCCTCAAATAACTGCGGCTCTACGAAATAAACAACCGAATATAGTAGATTATGATAGCGACCCGGACGAAGATACAGATGACGACGAAAACTATTTACAAAAATTCGACGAATCATTGCACACACAAGTCATTGCAGATTACCACCCTGAAATGAAATCGCACAATTATGACGAGATTACAAATATGTCAAAAGTGACCCGCAATGAATCCGGTGCAATTATTGACCCGCTGCATAAGTCGGTGCCGTTTATAACTAGATATGAAAAAGCGAAACTCATCGGCGAGCGTGCGGCGCAGCTGAGTGCAGGTGCAACGCCACTCGTCGAAGTTGACGAAAACATCATCGATGACTATGTAATTGCATCCAAAGAATTTCACGAAAAAAAAATACCCTTTATTATAAAACGACCCATGCCGAATGGAGGATGCGAATATTGGCGCATGGAAGATTTGGAGATACTAATGTAATGCAGTTGATTATTAGTTGTTTGTACATATTTTTTTCACATTGTTTCTGTTGCAGAAACCATGTTATTACGATTTCCAGTTTTTACCACAATCCAAACAGGTTACGAATATAGTTGCAGGTTCATCAGCACTGCGAGTTTGCAATTCATAGTAAGTGCATCGCTTCGATTTGCATTTGCGGCATGTAAACATATCTGTCGATGCTTGGATATTTGTAGTATATTTGTTTGCATCACGCTTTATCTTTTGTTCAATCAACTCCTTCCATCGCATTTGATTCATTTCTTGATGTGTCATAAATGCCAGCGTTTGTGGAGTTATTTCGCCTGTTTTGAGTTGTTCCAACAATTCGACGTTTTTCAAGTTGATATAAATGCTTCGTAGCCGGTCCAAATACAATTGTACAAAATGCGGGTTGTCCCACTTCTTGATTATTTTTTTACTACTTCCTTCCTTAATCGCATAATTAAATACACCTTTTTCAAGATTGATACTTAATGTTTCATCTTCAATAACGAGCGCCAACTTTGCGCAAATATTGTTACGAAACTGTGTTGGATTTTCTACAGTGTGCATATTGTTGTGTAACGCGATTTACCTTTATTTTGATTCATATAAATAAGTGTTTATATGAATCAATTTTACAACGGCGCATGGTCTAACTATCTTCGGTCGATTTCGGTGGAAACAATGATTTCATTATTTCTGTTTTGAGTGGGTCGGTTATCTTATGTGCATCCATGCGTTTCTCTACAAATTTCACTTGGTAACTTAATAATGTAGCGTTTAGCAGTCCTGGTTGTCTCGACCTTACCAATCCTAATGTAAGTGCTAATAATGCTTTCGAAAATTTTTCCCGATAAAACCTGCATGTATCCAGATTAACTGTTTCATATCCTTCTTCTATTATTTTCTCGCCGGCTTCTAACAATAATTTAAATCTCGTATATTTTGCGTATAAATATATCTTTTCGTCAATCAATGACCCTATATTTGGGCAAATAAACAACACGTCGGTTTGTAGTCCTTCTATATGAAAGGGGTATTTGTGCGTTTTTTCGAAATAGGGCGACACTTCTGCAGGGGTTTCTTTGAAATCTATGTCGGCGAATGCTTTACAAATACGTGTTGCTATTTTATTGTAACTAATTTTCACTATATTTGGGTTAGCTTTGGCGGTTGAATCACATATAGTATTATCCTGAACATCCGGCAATGCAACCGCTATAGTAAGTGAAACTGGTTTTGTGTCATCTTTTAACAGTTCGGTTGGTAATTCAATATACGTTAAGAACCATTTAATGAGATAACCTATATGTGACGCCAAATTTTTAGCCACGTCTCTATTATATGCTACTCCTTGCGCGGGTCTTACTAATATATCAATATCTTCACTTATATATTGCGGATTCCCCGAGATTTGTCCCAGTTCCAATTGTATCGCCTTCCCGCCTTTAAAAATGAATTCATAATCTTGCCCTATCATTCGATCAGATAATATGCCAAAAATAATTAAACACGTGCACAATGTCATATTGAATCGTGCAAAATCGACGGGTTTATCCGCGTACATTGTAGTGCCAATCCAATATGGGGCATTTTTTGTGGGAACATAATATGTCGGTATCATGGTTTGAATCATTTCGCAAATCGACCATATATTTTGTATTTCATTCTTTTCCATGGGTATCACATTATCCAATGCGAGGGCGTCTCTTATTTTGTCTCTCAAATGAATCAATTCAGTGGGAGTTTTATTGAAAATGGGTGCCCAAAATGCAGGAATTGCATTTAATGGATAGCCAGTTTGACCCGGCAGTTCAAACGGCAAGGACAGCTTTGCCATAACCGGCGTTGGTGTAGGTAGAATCGATTGTTGGACAATTGATGCCAATTGCATAGATAAGTTTTGTAATTCTACTGTTTTCTGTCGTCGTTCCTTCTTTTGTTTAATCGGTTCATCTATTTGTGGTTGATTTGTTAAACTGTTAATATGTACAAATTCTGGGATTGGTTCGACAACATCTGGTGGTATTTCAGGTTGCGGTGTGCGGGCAGTCTCGGCCACAATTAATTGTTGCAATTGCGTTTGAGAGTCCTCTGTCAAAGTATTTGTATCCGCACCTATTTTGATTAATTCTTTTATAATATAAATATTTCCAACCTCGATTGCTACCGAAAGCGCGGTAATATTCCCTTTAACACTTGCCAAATTTATGTTTCCAGAATTTCGTTTAAACTCTATGAATATACGACGGACATCTTGTATGTTTTTTAAATTACGTATTATTATACACAAAAATGGTACAAACCCGATTAATGGCGTTACACTTTGTTTATATGTTTTTTTATTAAGTGGCATATAATCAACCGTAATCGGTATCAATGTATTAATGCCGGTTCTTAGTCGCTTCATGGATCGCATCAATTCTTTTACACTTTCTTCGTATTTTGATGGTTCTGGATCGGTTTGTGTTTTATAAATAACATGAAATGTATTGTTAAACATACTTCTAAAATCATCTCTGTGCTTCACGCTTTGTATTTGTTCTGCAATTGGTACACCGCCGCCAATATGCAGTTTATTTTTCCGTGTAATCTTAGTTTTTGCCGTATGTTTCAGTTTTGATTGCGTTACACGATTTTTTGGCATAATAGTTATATTATGTCAAGATATAAGTACGTCGTTGATTGAAATCAATAATTACACGATGTATGTCATTGTCTAAATGTACTCTTCTTCACTCAATTCGCCGGTACATTCTAGGAAGTTTTGCGGCTCTTCAGTGGTTACGAAAACCGTTTGTAGCTTTTGATTTTTCTTTGCTGGCTTTACCGGCTTTGCCTTTGCCACTTTCTTCGCCGGCTTACGCTTTGATTTAGGCTTGACTTCTTCTTCCTCCTCATCATCGTCATCTTCTTCCTCTTCTTCCTCTTCTTCCTCCTCTTCTTCTTCGTCGTCATCTACTACAAAATCGTCCTTCACGTAACCTGACTTGGTACGAGGTAGGTCATCGTCTTCATCATCTTCCTCTTCATCGTCGTCATCATCACCGATATCATCAAACCCGCCATGCAAATAGTCGTAAATCGAATTCCATTCCACCTCAGTTAAATTTACATACGTATCATCTGGACCTTTACCAAACAAAATGCAGCTACCAAAGAAAAGAACATTGTCAACCGGCGGTGGAAATTCATATTTGTTCTCACTGTTTGCGCGCCCGTCAGCCTTACCATACAAGCAAATATGATACGACTTTCCATTCAACTCGGGAACGACCCATTCAGTATACATTTTAAATCCGGTCGACGACTTTAGCCCCGCCTTTTTATATAATTCGGCTTCGTCGAATTTTTTAATTGTTTGCTCGGTAACCGAGCCAGTTTTGTCGATAATTAGAACTGTGAGTGACATGCTTATTCTATATACATATTTCGTTTTATATTGCTTCGCTTTATTATTTTTTATATGTCGACTTTCACGTTAAAATCAACATATAGGATTCTGTGAATGATATATACAGGCTCATGCTCGATACAATATTCCATGTTATACTTAATATATTCATATCCTTATTCATAATTTATTGTTGTCATAGTGGATGGGAATATTTGAAAGATACATATACGCATAAAAAGACAAAGGATTTAGTAAATACGCAAATTACCAAGTATCAACAAATGATGGAGGAAATGCAACAGTCTATTCAAACGTCGCCATCTATTAGCAAAAACGACATACAACACATGGACGATGATTTGACCAAATTCATGGAAGAACAAATGTAAGACGTTGATACAGGTCTTATTGGTCATAAATTACATATACAACTGATATAAATGTAACATTACAATATTATACATCATCTGGTCCATCATAATATTCGATTATAATGGAACTTACTTCAAATCAAATGTATCACTTGGTTGAACGCATGCCAGACTTTGACCATTCGTATGAAACCATATCACAAAATGGGTATTCTGCCGATTACAATGTTGCATTGGCCATACCGACCGGAAAGAAAAACTACGCGTGGTTTACATTCTATCGCGACAGCGATGTTTGTTATATATTCGATTTAAACAAAGAACGGAAAATCGTGAAGTCGACTCGTATCATGAAAGAAGACCATAACCCTCTCGGTAAAGGAACGATTTTATACGGAACCACTATCTTGGACGAAGCCACAAATTTATCGTATTTTGTAATCGAAGATATGTATTATTACAAGGGCATTCCGTTGACTAAAATGACGTTTTGCGAGAAATTGTTTTATATTAAAGATTTTCTTGATGCAGTTAATGTGAGTAATATTACAGTGTTATTTAAGCTGCCTGTCATGTGGCTGAATACATACGCGACGATTATATCTTCTACGATTCCGGTGAATATTGTAGATACGATTGGATACCAAACACATCATATTCAATATCGTACTGCAAATGCTATCATGCCGAGTATCAATGTGGTATTGAACATGAAAATCGTGCCCAATGTGGAAAATAATAAACAGGCGGTCAAAGATAAACTCGAGTCCGTGCATATGACGAAATATATCGCTGATTTATTTAAACCGCAATATCGTCAAAGTACCGTTTTTAAAGTGATGGCAGATGTGCAATATGATATTTACCACTTATACGCATATGGAAAAGATAATTCGCTCGAATATTACGGAATTGCATACATACAAGATTATAAAACCAGCGTTTTTATGAATCGCCTATTCCGCAACATCCGTGAAAATGAAAATTTGGACTACATTGAGGAAAGCGATGACGACGAAGATTTCCAGAATATTGAGCAAGATAAATATGTGGACCTTAAACGTACCCTTACAATGGAGTGCATATTCCACTCAAAGTTCAAGCGTTGGATACCATCGAGGATTGCTCCCAATAACAGTAAAATTATTCACATCTCTCGCCTAGTAAAGAATTACGTGTATTGATCGGACTATGTGTTGCCGCCGCCTAATAAATAATACATAAACCGATGTTTTATGTATTATGCTATGTTAGTTGTTCATTTTATGACGGATTTGTCTAATTTTATTTCAGGTAAGACCTTCTTGTAGATTTTTTTGTTTAATTTGTCGTGGTCTTCATAGTTTCCAAGTGAGTGTACGCATGCTTTTGCATAGAAATTGTATTCCGGTGTATCCAGTTCTCTTGCTGCTGGGGTTGTTTGTACATAATGTTTTACAACAGCATAATGTTTATTTTCTATACTGTTAATAACCTGGTTCATAATTGGTTCATCGGCGGTGCTTTTATTCCAGGTTTCATTGTTTTTAATATAGACGGTTTCGCGTTTCAGGTCGGTACAATGTAGCGGCCGTTCTGTGATGTCCATATTATTGAGTGCCTTAATGAGAATATTACTGACACTATCTACATAGCCATCCTTGGCGATGGTTTTCAAATGGCTCATGTTAATTTCGATTCTTTTGATAAATTCTTGGATGCTGAGTGCATCCTTGCATTCATTTTCGAGGTAGAGTTGAACGTTAAATGTGGTATTATTGCTATTTGTATTGTTGTTATTGTTGCCGAGATGTGGAATCATTTCCTTGACAGTATTTTGAAGTTCCTCCAATTGTTTATCCTTTGCAGTCAATTGTAGCATGAGTTCTTTTACTAACACAATTAATTCGCCGGGTCCTTGCTCCATTGTAGGTTGCGGCTTTTCTTCTGGTGTATATGCAATCGTATTTTCGAGTTGGGGAGTATAATTATATGTGCAGGTCTTCTTATGCTTACATAATGAGGGTGCATGTTTATATTCATTACCACATATGCATTTGTACACATCATGTTGTTGCATGGCGCTAATATTATTAGCATTTATTAGGCGTTTATGCTTCGCAGTTTCCAAATGACGTTTATAGTCACATAATTTGCTGCATTCAAATGTGCATTTTTCACATACGAATTTTTTGGCGTTTTCCGGCGGCGGTTTATTAGGCATGAAACGATATACATTACTAACAGAAAAACGCCTAAACAACCACCCGCAAAAATCCAAAAAAATTTACAGTAACAAATATTTTCATGAAAAATCGGGTTTTGCTGCATTATGCAGTGAAGTGGTTTTTTTACATATTCGGAAAAACTTATTGGGTCACTTTTCAAAAATGGACAAGGAAAGTACATGTCCAAAATTCAAAAATGAGCCAACAAGTTTTTCCAATGTTTTTATGTGGGACACGTCAGGTGTGGGACATTTGTAACATATTAATTGTATAATATTAATCGCCAGTATAATTGTTGACATGCATCATCGCCGTAAAATACTTGGATTTATCTGGGATGGGTGACGGCGTTATTGTTTCCACCGTTTGTTCTCGCTTTCGCCGTTTTATTGCAACCGCCTTTGTACATTTTTTCTCTTTTTTAATAACAGTCGTATGTTCAGTGCTGTCAAAACTCCATGACCGGCTGTCTATACTATCTCCACTGGATTTGCGTGGTCGTAAACTCATATATTATATATATAGAATTTTTTATATTCGTATATAGTATAATGTCTGGAAGTTTAGGATCATCGCCGTTCACCGCTGGAAACGTATTGCCAAATGCACGCCCCGTGAATACTGGGGGAAACGCAAGTATGTATGCGTCCAAACAGGCGGGCGGACAAAACCAAAAGAAAAAGCAACAACAGAAGCAACAACAGAAACAGCAGAGCCGAAAGAATAAGAAACAGTCTCGCAAATCGTCCAAGAAGTCTAGACAAAGCCGTAAAAACTAATTCCAAACACGCAAATGTATCCACTAATTCTGCATAGTAGATACATAATCTAACAATCATTTAGGTTCACCAAACATTTTCTTACTACAGGCGGTTCATCGTCTTCTTCATCTTCACCATCACCTACACCTACACCATCACCAACTTCGTCCAGGTTCTCACACGTCGATTTTGTCCCAGGTTTGGGTTCATACACATGTTTCCATGTAGTATCCGTTGTCCAGTCCAATTGCATATTTCGATATTTGGTCGAATCGATTTGTCGAATTCGATAGTTGCATTTTTTGTAAAATCGGCGACGTTGCAGCCATTGCTTTTGGAAATTGTCATGTGTATCTACAATATCAACAATAATCGGGTTCTCGTGTTTAACACGTAAAATGCGCCCGACAGATTGAATAATATCGGTCTTCGGCGTAACCATTACCAACGTGCTCAGTGTTTTAATATCCAACGCTTCGGCCGCCATGGCATATGTCGCCAACACAATTTGCTTGGATTCCGTTTCTTGCAATTTCGCTTGTTTCATACCCCCCACATAATAACCCACAGTGGCCAATTTACGATGTTCAATCGAGTCATGCAAATATGTCAACAGCGACCGATTATGACACAATATCATAATTTGATTGTCGGGATTTTCCTGCAATAAATCGCCCAATACTTTGACAATGAAATCGCTACGTGGACCAAACTCGCACAATTTCACTATCATAGAGCTGTATTTTGTATTTCCGCGGAAATCAACTTCCACTGCATTGAAACCCGGGTCGGCCGATACATATTGTATTGCCCGTACACAAACTGGGTCGTCGGCCTCGCGTTTTTCTTCATAAATTTTATTACCAATAAACATGTATAATACCCGTGTCAATTTGTCTTTGCGGTCCACTGTGGCGGAAATCCCGAGCATACAAGGTGTAATCGTTTTAAACAATGTCCGCGAAAATTGTTCGCTTCCAATACGGTGTACTTCATCAATAATGGTTAGGCCAAATGACGAGAATGCGTTGGTATGATATTCTTTATCGTAGAGCGATTGAATCATTCCAATCACAATGTCTTTGTTCTCAATGTCGAATGTGGGCCCCTGAATTTTACCAACCCGCGCGCTCGGTAAGAAGTCGGTAATTCGTTCAATCCA